CACTGAACTTCTGCAGCCAGCATATGCTGGTCCATCAAACGATGCTCCTGAGTTGGTTACACTGACTTCTCAGCAGATCGGTGAACTTCTGGAGTCGTATCGCCGCCGTAGGATTGGCTAATGGCGTACGCAACGATTACTGTTACTGTTGATTCCAAGCGGGCTGAGGAAACGATTGACCTTATCCACAAGAGACTTCGGTCGGATATCAACAAAGGTCTTGTCAAGTCTACTCGTAAGGCTGGCGAGAAGTATCTAGAGAACTTTGAGTCTGAGGGTCATAAGCATAAGGCTTGGGATCCACTTGCAGAGAGCACTATTCGAAGTCGAGAATCTCTTGGCTTTGCTGGAACCTCTCCAATCCTTGAGCGAAGCGGGCATTTGAAGTCTGTAGCAATCGAATCGATGCTAAAGATCAATGGACCGTACCATGTCAGCAAGACCGATAACTATCGCGGTCTTCCTGTTGAGGTTGCCGCAGAGTTCAAGTCAACTGGCGACAAGGGATGGATTACATTCCATGGTCGAGGTTGGAAGTTCGTTCACAATGATGGATCCAAGGATAGCCCAAAGCGACCATTCTGGTATTCTGACCGAACGGTTGCCTTTGCTGCGGCAGATGGGCTACTTGACTGGGTCTCTAAAGATGTATTGAGGTTCTAATGGAGCAAGTAATCGACAAGATTATCGCAATCCTCAGTACTTTTACTACTACGACTGCTGCAAATGGTGGATGCTCGGATGTGCTCAAGGTAGAAGCGATCTACTTTGGCGATCCCGGTGTCATTCCAGCGCAGTTGTATCCTTGCATTACTGTTGACCCCGTGAGGGATACACCAGTAAGCGAGAATACGGGCTATGAGATTCGAGACCATGAGGTCCAAATCACCTTGCTCGTTGACTCAAGGGAATATTTTGACGCTGGAGTCGATGAGGCTTCTGGCGATCGAAAGATGGTAACAGTTATGCAGGCGTTGCGGTCGTATCTGCGACAGACGCATAACAGGACGCTCGGAGGTCTCTCTGGCGTTCGTGAGGTAGTGGTCTCTGAGACCGACTACATGGTTCAAGTACGCGGCTCAGTTATTGCTAAGTCCGCGCGCATTACTCTGGCTGTAAATAAACAATACAGCCGAGTTGCATAGGGTAAGGAGTACCAAGTAATATGAGCCTTGGCGCACTTGGTTATGTTGCATACGGCGTGGAAGCCACTGAGGGGACGCTTGCGTCGTCAATCGACAAGTTCCTCCCTGCTTCTTCGTTTGCATTCGACGAGACCAACGATTATATTGTTCCTAACCAGATTCGTGGTGTTCGCGACCCCGGCATTTCGCTTGCCGCTCCGTATGCCGTATCTGGCTCTGTAGACCTCGAGTTGATTCCCAACTCGATTGCCTACCTCCTCAAGTCGGCGTTCCATGCTGATGTTGCAGCGGCATTTGGTTCGGGTGCTTACACCTACACCTTTACCCCTACGACTGAGCCTACTACGCTTGCGACTCTTTCATTTGAGTCATCGGCTGCTAACGATGTTCTCTTGATGCAGTATCTTGGTGTTCGAGCGAATACGCTTGATATCAAGGGTGCATACGGCGAAATCGTCACGGCAACCGTTGGTCTTGAAGGTCTTGCGCGACAGAAGAAGAGTGTTCAGACTGGTCTTACCAAGTCCTTTAGCACTGCAGCGAACGGTCTTATCCCGTTCCACTTCAGCGGCGCTAAGGTTCAGATTGGTGATGCTGGTTCGTCTGTCTCTGACCTTCTTACGGTCAAGGACTTCTCGTTCTCGGTTAACAACAACTTTGAGCGAATCGGAACACTCCGCCAGACACGCGCTTACAAGCGCATGACTGCTGGTATGCGCGATGTGAAGTTGGCTCTTACGCTTGACTTCAATACCGCTGCTGAGTCCGTTACGCCAATCGTTGATCGCTTGCTCAATGAGCAGGCTGTCAAGGTTGTTATCGTTCTTGACGGTGGCTATCTTGCTGGCACGAGCGGTGCAAAGCATAACCTGACGATTACGATTCCTTACGCTCGAATCAACTCGTCAAGCATGCCACTGAATGCCGCTGATCACCTGTCGCAGTCGCTTGAGTTCACGGTCACCCGACCTGATCTTTCGCTGAATGCATTTGACGCGGTGCTCACGACAAACGAGAAGGTTGGTACCGCTGGTACTGGAACTTCTTGGAACTGGTAAACTAAAAGGGAGTAAGCAGCCGAGGGTCACATACGATACCCTCGGCTGCACCCCAAACTGGAGGAGGAGTACAAAATGGCACTTCGCATTGCTTCCGTAGAGAAGAAGCGCATTGATCTTGGCGACGGCGATTGGGTCGAAGTCAAGTCTGATCTTTCCAAGGGCGATTTCAACTCGCTCGTTCGTCAGATGCCCGATAAGGATGTCTCGAAGGAAGGTCTTACCGTTTCAGAGGGTCTAGCATTTCAAGGCGCGCTATTCGAGGCTCTTGTCCTTGGCTGGTCACTTGATGTTGAACCAAATGTAGATAACTACCTTGCCTTGGCTCAGGAGTCAAGCGCAGCGCTTGATCAGGTTCTTGCCGATCACTTCTCGTCGATGACGCCGGATGTCAACGCGGGAAAAGCGCTTTCGACCTCGCGCGCCTAAGCGCAGAGGGTCTGAGGACCGATAGCCTTCGGGCGAAGAATCCTCGGATTGCCGAATCATATATTGTCTACACCATGTGCCGTTCCCTGCAGGTGTTCTCCGTCGAGGTGAGCAAGAACGGTGGAAAGCAGAACGAAACAAAAATCGTTCGTTTTCCAGTTGCGCTGCATTGTCTACCAAAGGCTGGGGGACTGCTTGATCAGTCAAACTGGCTAATGGATATTTTTGAGCATTTCAAGGCTGGGGAAGTTACCGCAGCCAATAAGATTTTGTCGCGCTGAGGAGGGCGCACTTGGAGCCAAAAGACTAAGGTCGGCTTACAGGTGCGCTCCTTTTTTTATTTGAGGTAGAATGGCAAATCCCGAAATCGCGCTAAAGGTAATGGTATCGGTCCAGAATAGCAAGGCTCTTGACAATGTCAAGAAGCAGATCGATGGTACCTCCAAGGCTGCTGAGAATGCCCAAGGAGCAAGCCGTGGATTCCTAGGCGCCGTCAATGATGCGCAAAAGGGTCTTGACGGTGTGTTCCGTGCTGGATTCCGTATGCAGATTCTTGGTGGACAGATTATGTCTGCTGGTCAATCGATGCTTGCCCCGATTACTGATTCACTAAAGCAGTTTGGCGATTTCGAGTTTATGGTCAACCGAGCCGCTGGTGCATTGAACTTCTTCAATGGCAAGGCTAAGGATGGTTCCGCGACAACCATTGACCTTCAAGATGCCATCAATAAGGCTTCCATTCAACTCAAGTTGTTCCCAGCAACAGATGTTGCTCAAGGTCTTTACTTCTGGGCTTCTGCAACTGGCGAAACGATTACAAAGCAGAATGATATTCAAAAACTGATGGCACGCTTCATCCCAGTGATGAAGGCGTCGGCGCTTACTCAGACTGACTACGAGTTGGCAACTAAGGGCGTCTTGGGAGTTATGCAGCAGTTTGGCATGACCTTTGACGGAACAGAGCAGGGTATCAAGAATGTCTCAGATGTAACAAATCTCCTCTACGGATACACAAAGGCTACCGCACTCGAGTTCCCAAATGTGATTGAAGCGTTCAAGTACGCTGGTACTGCCGCGCATAACCTAAAGATTCCATTTGATGATGTTGCCGCCGCACTTGGCGCACTTGGAAACCTTGGTCTCCGAGGCGGTATTGCTGGTCGCGGACTTGCCCAGGTGTTCAATAAGTTGGCAAACCCATCTAAGCAGGCTCGAACAGAAATGGATAAACTGTTCAAGAGCGTCTATGGTGGAACGAAGACATTCTCAAAGATGATCTTCCCTGCTGGTAAGTTTGTTGGTTTGCGCAACTCTGTGAAGATCCTTGCTTACGCAATGAAGGGTCTAAACGACGAAGAAAAGCAGCGCCTCATCAATCAACTATTTACACAGAACGCCGCTCGAACGATGATGCCTTTGCTTAATAAGCAGATGGAACTGTTCGCTGGCGGCAAGAAAGATGTTAAAGATTACGCAAGCGCTATCGATGTACTTGGCGGAGTTAGCACTGATGCAACAAAGTCTCTCGATAAAGACTTCTCAATGCTCTCTGACAGTTGGAAGGGTGTTACCGAAGGTCTTAATCGTGCATGGGAAGCGGTAAAGAATACCGTCGGTCGCGTTGCTGCTGAGTACCTAACGCCAATCGTCAAAAAGGTTGAAGAGTGGGTTGTTGCTCTTAACGAAATCATTAAGAAAAACCCACAACTTGTTCGGTTTGCTGCAGCCCTTGGCATTATTACTGTTGCTATTGGCGGTCTACTCACAGTCATCGGCACTCTTCTTGGGATTGTTGCTGGGCTAACCTTTGTAATGAACCTGCTGCTTGCGCCAGAAGTTATTGCCGCAGCACTTGCTTTCGCCGCAGCCCTTGCGGTAGTTGGGATTGCAATCGGTATCGTTGCAAGTGTCATGATGGATACTGGTAAGAAGGCTGGATCAACCTTAAGCGTTGCGCTGATGGATGTTGTAACATTTATTGGTAACATTTTGACTGAGATTACTAACGCAATCCCAGCCATTACAAATGCACTCCTTGAGTGGGGTAGCGCATTCGTTATTTGGATCATTCAGGCAATGCCACAGATGGGGACTACCCTTGCAGGGGCATTCCAATATCTTCTTGCAAAGGTTGCTGAGTTCCTGTCGGCACTTGTTCCAGCCCTTGCCCAACTAGGCAATGCTCTATTCCGCTGGATTCTTGAAGCGATTCCTCCTATGCTTCTTGCCATTGGCAACTTCCTTAGTAGTATGCTATCATGGCTTGGTGACCATGCTGGAGATATTGTAAACAAGTTGATGGAATGGGCTTTGGCGTTTGTGGGGTGGCTTGTTGACGCTATTCCAATGCTACTTGCAAACCTTGTCAGGTTCTTGGCAATGATTATTATTTGGGTGTTTAACAATATTCCGACAATCCAAAAAGTAGTTCTGAACTTTATTGATGCATTTATTTCATGGGTTCCAAAGGCTATTCCATTCTTGCTTGATGCTCTTGGAAAACTTGTTGGAAACCTGATGAAATGGTTCCTGACTGACGGGATCCAAACATTTATTGACATTGGCGCTGCGATTGTGCGAGGTCTTTGGAATGGTATTACTGGTCTTATTGGCTGGCTTATCGATAAGGTGGCTCAGTTCATCAAGGATGTGATTCCGGGACCAATCAAGGACTTCCTTGGTATCAAGAGCCCAAGCAAGTTAATGGCTGGCATTGGCGAAAACATTGTTCAAGGTCTTGCTAACGGTATTACCAATACTGACTCCGCATTGATTGCAATGCAGGATTACTCAATGGCTTTGGCTCAGGCTGCGGCTTCTACGACCGCAAACATTGGGCTTGGAACAAACGGAGGATATAGCGTGGTATCAGACAATACGCGAACAATCAGCCTCAAGGTTGAGGTGACCTCGCCTGACGGCGCTGTCGATGCGCTTACTGCTTCGCAGATTGCTGGCGCGATTGAGTCTGGTGCGCTTGTACGCTCGCTTGAGCAGATGGCGGCGGTGGGCTGATGGCTTCTGTAACTTATAGTTCTACTAAAGACGCAAGCGCCATTTATGACCCAAGCGGAGTAAGCAACTATACTTCCGACTGGAACGGGTTTGACCAGCATCATCCCGTAGGGGCATTCTCTTCAACCTTTGCTGCCCGCTCATTGATCTATTTCCCTATTTCCTTTAGCGGTATGACGAGTATTACTAATGCGACCTTGACGCTCAAAGTCACTTCATATCATGGAGCCTTTGGTTCGAATAGCAACAAGACGCTTTATGCTGCTAGAAGCCTTCGCGCATGGACAGAGCAGGCTGGCGCAGAGAACTCTTGGACAAACGCATCTGGTACATATAATAGCCATCTGTATACTGACACGCCAGATAGCGACTATGCAACGGCAGATCAGACATACACCACTGCCATTGGGTCAAAGACTGATGGGTCGACTATCACATTGCTTGTCACTGACATTGTTCGCAGTTGGTTTACTGGCTCAGCCAACAATGGATTTGTTCTCTATAATAATAACCTCACTTCAACTGCGCACTACATGGAGTTTGGCTCAAGGGAGAATACGACTTCAGCATATCGACCAACTCTGAGCATTACCTATACCACCAATACTGCCCCGAATGCCCCAACCAATCTTTCCCCAACTGGTGGTGTGGTTGTTAACTCTGTTACCCCAACGCTCTCTGGCTCATTCAGCGACCCAGACGCTGGTGATACGCTTTCTGCGGTAAACTATCAAGTCTACGCATCAGATGGAACAACGCTGATCTATGATTCTGGATGGGTTGCCGCATCTGGTACATCATTTAGCAATATCTATGGTGGCACATCGTTGACTGGTAATGTCACCTATAAGTGGCAAGCACGAACGAAGGATGCCGCTGGCGTTGCTGGAGCCTTCTCTGCCCAGCAATCATTCATTGCGAATAGTGTCCCATCTGCGCCTATTGTAACTATTACGACGCAGCCATCTGCTGACCTAGGAACCCTGACCCCATCAATCAATGTTGCCAATAACGATGCCGATCCGACGGATAGCATCAAGGCATATTCCGTTCTTTGGAAAGATTCGTCTGGGTCAACGATCGCAACGAGTACTGCAACTGGATTGACTGCTCAAAATATTACCCTTGCATACCCGGGAACCCCAAATCTTTCATGGGGCTCATCCTATAAGGTATCCGCGAGCACAACAGATCAGAATAATGCAACATCAAACTATTCTTCTGATCAGTCATTTGCCACACACAAGACTGGGGCACCAATCAACCTTGCTCCATCTGGAGCAACTGTCTCATCAAGCATCACGCCAACATTCACTGGAGAGCGATCCTCCTCAGCCGAATCGTTGACTTCTGTTCAGATTCTTTTGTATGCAAATGACGAATCAACACTTATCTGGGATAGCGGAGTGCTTACATCTGGAGTTACATCTTCGACATTCTCGATTGGGTATATTGGAACAACTCTATCTTACTCAACTACATATAAGTGGAAGGCTCGTGCAACTTCTTCAGTTGGCGGAACAAGTGACTATACGGTATTCTCTTCGTTTGTCACTCCAGCGGCTGGCGCAATCACGCAAACTGCTCCAATCGGTTCCCCAATCACAAGCCTCACGCCATCATTCCAGTTTAGCAGAACTGCATCATTCAATGCATACCAGTTGATTGTATACGCAAGCGATAATACCACCATTATCTTTGACAGCGGAACAGTCACTCACGCCAGCGCTACATCAAAGTCGTATACTTATGCTGGATCAACTGCACTTACCTGGAACACGAACTATGCTTGGAAGGTTCAAGTTTCTTCGAACAGTGGATCAACTTGGAATGGCGGATACTCAGGAGTTGTTGATTTTACAACAGACGCTGCTGGCATTCCAACGATTACTGCTCCAACCGATAATGCTTGGATTTCTACGCTCACACCAACGCTAAGCGGAGCAACCTATAATAGCGAATCTGCTACTGCCTACAGGATTCTTCTTTACGGAAGTGACGCAGCAACTCTGATTTGGGATAGCGGAGATATCTCACAGACTGCAGCAACATCATTCTCAAAGGTGTATAACGGATCTACTGCTTTGGATGCTGGCACCAGATATTACTGGCAGGCTCGATATACGAAGTCAACGGGTCCAGTTGGTTCATATAGCGCATTGAAGACTTTTAAGATCAATGCGCTTCCGTCCCCTTCAACTGGTCTTGTGCCAACTCAAAATCAGATTATTATTGATACTGTCACAACTCCAAATCCAACTGTATCTGCAGTTTTTGTTGACGCAGACCAAGATGTTTTTGGCGACTATCCAACACTCTTTGAGGCAGAAGTTTCTCGAGACTCAGACAGCGTCGTCATGTACACAATGTCAAAGTCTGCAAGTCTGATTGCTGGTCAGAATAGTCTTTCGAGGGGGGCAACAGGAGTCACTACGACTGCTGGTGCTGGCGGAACAACGCTTGCCTATGATACTACCTATCGCGTGCGCGTTCGCTATACAGACAGTAAGTCGCAGGCTGGTGCTTGGACAAGCGCGAATCAGTTTAGGATTACAAAGATTCCGACTGCCGCGATTACTAGCCCAACAAGTTCTGTATCCTCTCCGATCGTTCAAGTCAACTGGTCATTCTCTAGCCCGGGAAGTAAGTCGCAATATACATATCAAGTTGTTGTAACACTTTCTGCAGATGATACTAAGGTATATGATACTGGCGAGGTCATCTCTTCATCTGGAAATGCCACTATTCCAAATGGATATATCCAGAACAATACTCAGTACAAAATCACACTTGTTACAAAGGATACTGATCTGGTATCATCTGTTTCAAATGTCGCTACAGTAAATGCCTCGTGGACGCCACCAGCGTCTGTGACTGGCTTCTCTGTTACGCTAGACTAAGGAGGAGACATGGCACTTACTGTAACTCCGGGTACATCGGTACTTCTCTCTTGGGATGCTTCAACGATTGCTGACGCAGACTTTGGTGGCTATTTTGTTTATCGCCGAGAACCGTCTGGTGAGCCAGCGGCTCAGGTTTGGGCTAAGATTCAAGAGATTAGTTCAAAAGTTGTAACGACAACTCGAGACTATGAGGCTGGCTTCAATGAGACATATGAATACAAGGTAACACAGTTTAATAAGACTACATTGCTAGAATCTGGGGATGGGGACATTGTTACTGTTTCCATTGAAGTTGACGACTGGGCTGTGATTGGCGCTGACCTTGCTCGTGCACATATTGCCACTCTTGTTATTACAGAAGAAAGCCATCAGACTCCAGTTCAGCAAGAAGTATTTGAGCCTCTTGGCTCATCGCGCAAGACGATTGTTCGCGGAAATGTTCTTGGCGCTGAAGGCACTATTACCGTTCGATTTGAACCATCTGAGGCTCGGGACGGTCAGATTCTATTTGAGTACCTAACAAATACAACTGGTCCACACATCCTCAAGTCTCCATTTGGTGATGTTTGGAGCGCAGAGTTTGGCACGCCGTCAAAGCGGTATCTTGTTCGCGGGGCATTGGAGATGACGGTCGGCTGGATTCAGGTGGTCTGATGTTCCCTGTAAGCCAAGCATTTCAAAATGCACTGATCTCGCCAGTTCATAGAAGCGTTGTTCGCGCACAGGTTCTTGATACAAATCTAAACCCTGTTGCAGGCGGAACATTCTACAATAGTGGTGTTCCCTCAGAGCGATTTATTCAGAACTATATTATTGACGGCACTGTCGATGTGGATGTTACTCGAGAAACACGAAGAACATTCTCTATGTCCCTTGTCAATAAGGATGGTGTCTTTGGACCAAATACAAGTTGGTCTGGCTTATTCTATGTCAATCGATTGATTAGGATTGAGCGAGGCATTGACTTTGGCGATCATGTAGAATACTGCACAGTCGGAACATTCTATATTGATAGCGCAGATGTTATCGTTGATCGCGGTATGTCGACAGTTGTTCTTTCTGGAAGCGACGGCTGGAAGGCGCTATCTAAGGCTACGACTGGAAATATCTACAACTTTGCTTCAACTGCAGGCGTATCGGCAACCGTAAAGACGCTTGCTTTGCTTGCTGGCATTCCAGCAAGTAGGATGAACCTTTCAGATTTGGCAGATCAGCCTACTAGCGTAAAAACTCTTGGAACTGCCTATAGTCTTCGTCAAGATGAGCCAATCGGTGGATTCTTTAAGACTATTGCTGATAGCAAGGGCATTGACATTTATTTTGATGTCAATGGAACATTGACGCTTCAGGATTTCCGTGACCCTGCAGATGCTGCTTCTGTGTGGACATTTGACTCTTCTCAAAATGGAACACTCCTTTCTCTTCGAGCAGCATATAACGATCAAGATCTTTATAATCATGTTGTAGTTGTTGGAACAAACTCCAACAGAACAACAAATGACAATGTGTATTATGAGATTGAAGATAACAATGCTGCATCTCCAACAAGCATTGCGAAGATTGGTCGTCGAACAAATGTCTACCAAAGTGCCGCAATCGCTGATACCGCTGCCGCTAAGAAGGCTGCAACCAAGTTGTTCCTCAAGGCTGGATTTACAACGGAAGATATTGAGATGGAAACTATTTGTAATCCATCATTGATGGAAAACGATTGTGTTACCATCAAGGAATCTGATTTTTCAAAGATCTCAAATAAATATCGTATTCGTAGCATTAGTATTCCACTTGCAACATCAAAGCAAGTGATCAAGGTGCAAAGGGTGTTTGACATCGGATGAATAAGAATCATGCTTCTCGCATTTTAGATGTTATGGATCGCCGTATTGACACGGCTGTTGGTACCGAGGCAGCATCAGATACCACTTGGGGTAAAGTTGCTCAGGTATCTGGTGATGGTCGCCTTGCATCTGTGTATATCTACGGTAGCGGATCTTCTGACTATGGCACAGATTTTCGCATTCCTGACTGGGCTAAACTCAATGTAGGTGATCGTGTTCGCGTAAGTATGAACAAAGACACGCGCGAGAATCAGATTATTGATGTCTGGGGCGCAAGCGCATATCAGCGTTTTGCCATTGACTATAGCAATGGCGCTATCTATACTGGCGCTGGAACGGCTGCTCCAACGATTGGATCTGCTGGTCAGGTTCTCACGCGACAGACCGATGGATCTGCTGCTTGGGCTGCCTCTTCGGGCGGTTCTACATTTGATGGGTTTGCCTATAAACTAAAGACCGAAGTTCGCAATACTGGTACAACCACGATTCCTCGTGGTTCTATCGTGTATGTTAATGGATCTAATGGCACAGTTCCAACAATCACACTAGCCATTGCTACCAGCGATACAACATCTGCGCGAACATTTGCCATGGTCGAAAACGACATTACCAGCAATAACAATGGTTATGTAGTAAACTTTGGCGTCATTGACCCAGTAGATACTCATGGATTTGCTGATGGTACGCTACTCTTCCTTTCTGACTCTACCCCTGGAGCATTCGTATCGACCCGACCAACGCAGCCATCTCACGGTGTTATTGTCGGAACTGTTGTAAAGGGAAATAGCACTGGCAATGGTAGCATCTTTGTTGCCATTCAAAATGGATTGGAACTCACTGAACTTCACGATGTCTCCATCCCATCCGACCCGACAGACGGCTATGTTCTTACTTGGGACAATAGCGTCAAGATGTGGAAGGCGCTTGCTCCTGCGGGAGATATTAGTGCCGTTGTTGCTGGCACTGGTCTTACGGGTGGCGGAACATCTGGATCAGTAACGCTGAACGCCGTCTCTGCAAGTACGACTACGGCTGGTATTGTTCAGTTAAGTGACTCAACTAGCACGACAAGCAGCACGCTCGCCGCTACACCAACTGCTGTAAAGTCAGCATATGATGCAGCGGCATCTAAAGTTGCAAGCGTTAGCGCTGGATCTTCTCGTGTAACAATCGGCGGAACCTCAACCGCTCCTACCGTAGATGTGTCAGCCGCGTCTACAACCGTTGCTGGCATTGTTCAGTTGAGCGATTCAACCAGCACGACCAGCAGCACGCTTGCTGCTACTCCAACGGCAGTGAAATCTGCCTATGATACTGCGGCATCAAAGGTCGCAAGTGTATCTGCAGGATCTGCAAGGGTCACGATTGGAGGCACATCCACCGCACCTACGGTCGATGTCGCTGCTGCCAGCACTACTGTTGCTGGTATCGCTCAGTTGTCAGATTCTACCAGCACCACAAGTAGTACCCTTGCTGCAACTCCTACTGCCGTAAAGTCAGCATACGATCTAGCCAATACCGCAAATACCACAGCAAACGCCGCTGTTCCTGCTACGCGAACGCTCACAGGAACTGCACCGATTACCATCGGTGGTGTCTCAGGAACAGGTCAAGCACTATCTGCTAACCTTACTATTGCTGCAGCCGCTGCAAGCACTACGGTTTCTGGAGTTGTGCAACTGTCTGATTCAACAAGCACAACCAGTAGCACACTTGCTGCGACGCCAACTGCGGTCAAGTCTGCCTATGACCTAGCAAATGGCAAGGCTGCTGTTGGCGTAGCAACACCTGCTGCTCTTGGCACTGCTGCCGCTGGAACCGCCACTGCTGCATCAAGAGAAGACCATGTGCACGCGAACATTCTTACTAGCACTGCGCCTCAAAGCGTTGGTGGGTCAAATGTTGTTGGTACGGCAACTACGGCTGCACGAGCAGACCATGTGCATGCTGGCGCCTCTGGTGTCTCTCTTACCAGCGTAACGCCATCAAGCGTTGGCACAACGAATACCGTTGGCACTGGATCTGCAGCAGCCCGCGAAGATCATATTCACGCTGGTGTGACATCTATTACCGGAACTGCAAGTCAGGTGACTGCAAGCGCAAGCAATGGTGCTGTAACACTGAGTCTTCCGCAGTCGATCGCTACTGCCAGCACACCATCATTTGCAGGTCTCACTGTTGGCAATAACTTTGCAATCACAACGCCAGTATATGGAAACTATGATAAGGCAGGTTCAGCAGATACCACAACAATCACGACCGCTGGCACATATTACGCGCTAACAAGTGCTGAAGTTAGTTTTACGCCACAGTTTGTTGGGCAAAGATTTTTGCTAACATATACTGCATATGCATCGCTAAATACAACAACTGTTCAGTATGCATTTGTTCGTGCAAATATTACTGATGCTTCTAATACCATTGTGGGAAGCGACTTAGGATTTAGCCGATCTGATAACTATGGTCAGTCTGGTCGTGGATCAGCAGTTGCCTTTACGAAGATTTGGGTAGCAGACACAACAAGTGCTCGCAAGTTTAAACTTTACGGAACTGCACAGACTACTAACGGATTAACATTAAGTCTTGCGTATACACAAATGACAGTTATGTCATTGAACTAGGAGTAAATATGTGGGAACTTATTTGCACGGTTATTGATTGCGAAAAGCAAGGTATTCCTCAATCGATTGGTTTTCAAGAATGGTATTGTTGTGAGTCGTGTGGCGCTCTTTATCAGAAGCCATCAGAATAAACTTTATAGGGGTTTGTTATGACTAAGAGTCAAGTAGATCAGATTCTAGAGCGACTTGAACGCATTGAGACCGACCTTGCAGAGATCAAGGTTGAACTAGCGGAAACGCGCGGTGCATATAGACTTGCCAAGTTTGTGATCGCGCTTCTTGGTCTTTCTGGGCTTGGCGGTATTACCGCATGGATCAGCAGCCAAGGAAAGTAATAACACCTGAGGGGGTACTATGAACCTACTCAGAGTTGCTATAGCAACCATTCTTTTATTTTCAATCCAAGCGCCAATCATGGCGATGGAAGAGCAATATACTGTTACCGTTGACCACACAATGGACTTCTTTGTCGTTGTCAATGAACCAGCGCAGTTTACTGCCAAGACGCTTCTTTGCTCCGATACTGGGGAACTCTGGTGCCGTCGCGCCGAACAAGGCGGACACTTTACAGACAGTGTCCTTTGGCTGTATGACGAGCAAGGAA